TAAAGTAGGTAAATGCTACGATATCGCCGTTAAAAAGTGCCGGATGCGTAATTTTTGTGCCGGCATCGGTGATTGTAGCCGCCGATACATCGAGCGGTGTTTGCGTGCCGTCAGCATTAACTTTGCAGAGCGTTTCGAGGGATTGAATCGGATAATCGGTGCGCAGGATTGTTATGCCATCGTCATATACTCCAGCATCGGCAATGGCAGGCTCGCAGATAATTAAGCCTTTCGGGTAGGATAAGAGGGTTCCGGTTACGACATTATCCTTATATACCGGTGATGTAAGCACATTACCATCACTGTCAAGACGTATTGTCAACCTGCCTGTGCGCAAGTCTATCTCATCATACACACCGTCTGCATTACGCCGTAATACACAAGGTTCAATATAACAAGTGGATTCTTGCCGGGCTTTATATGACGTTGCAGTAGTACCCGATTCAACTTGTGTTTGCGTTGGAAACGCAGTGTTATTCGTTGCGTAAAAACAAATATACCCTGCATTTGGCATTGTAAGGCTGCCCACCGTGTATCCGTTGCCGCTGAGATAACTAAAGCCTATATAGTTGCCGTTGACGTCATATTTAAGCGCGTATTTATCACCTGTAGATGGCAGTCCAGATATATAAATATTTCCTGCCGGTACGGGTATCTTGTTTTTGTTTCTTATCGCAGTGGACAATCCGACTTTTGCGCCGGTTGTTATATTGTAATACCCAGATTCCCAAATGCCGTCAAAGTAATTGCCATTAATAGATTTTAACCGCATAGGTATTACACTTTGCGTACCGCTGAAATAATTCGGGCAGATTTGCATCATTTCGCCTGCAGTTTTGGTTTGCAAGCCATGAGCGTTTAAATCAATTACATATATATTGGCGGCGGCTGATGTGTCATTAGTAACTGTCATCCCTGCCCCCGTGCCGGTCAAAATCGTTTTATGTAAGCTGTCATAATACTTATTGCCGGATACGCTGTTAAACGTTACCGAGCTCCCGATAGGTACGTTTGACTGCGCCACAAGCGGAGTAAGCGTCATGCCCTTTATCGTGCCGCCCACGCCTAAAACAGCCGCGTTTTTCGGTACGGCGGTTATCTTACCTGTGCCGTTAAGATTAATTCGCGTGTCGCCGCTCATTTGCGCTTGCGCGACGCGCAGAGCGTCTATTTCCGCGTCGGTCTGCGCGGCGCGGACTTGGAGAGCGTCTATTTCCGCGTCATGCCCCGCTATTGACGTTTGCAGACTGTCTATATCCGTTTCCGCTTGCGTGACGCGCGCTTCGAGTGTTTCGGCATCTTCCTCAATCTCGTTTATTCTTGCGCCGACGGATTCAAACGATTTATTTTTTACAGGAGAGTATAAACCGATTGTAAATTTACGTTTATCTGTCAGCATTGATGCCACGATTGGATACGTTCCATCTCTGACATCGACTTCATAAAGCAATAATCCACCTGCGGGAGTCGCAGGAACTGAACCGTCGACATCGCCCAAAAGCGTCGCAACGTTGCCGCTACTATCTAAATAAATTATTGCTTTGCGGTTGTTTATACCATCAGAACCGGCTATAGGATTAATTGACGTGGAGGTTATAACAAATCTTTGCCCGTTCGAAATACGAGCGGCACCCGCTGAGACGTTCACAAAATTTGACGGAGGTGACGTAGGCGTTACTTCCAAACCATATTCAACACCTATTCCAATTGTTTCGATGAAAGTGTTTAGATACGGCTGTAAGCTTTCGTGATATGCTTGTCTTGCCGCTTCTGCCGCCACTCTGCCTTGTTCAGCGGTAACACGGGCAGATTCCGCGCTCGCTCTCGCTGTTTCTGCTGAAGCACGAGCGAGTTCAGCGCTTTGCCTTTCTGATTCTGCATTGACTCTTACTGTTTCAGCATTCTTGCGCGCATTTTCGGCATTTTTTCTGGCTGTTTCAGCGTTTACTCTGTCTTGCTCTGCCGCAACTCGCGCTGATTCTGCTGCTACCCTTGCTGGTTCTGCTGTTTCAATTGAGTTTTTAAGAGCTAAAACATCCGCTTCTGCGTTCTGAATGTTTTGCTCACTAATAGCCGCGCTCTCTGCGCTTGCTTGTGCAGCTTGCGCGTATGTAGCCGCGCTCTCTGCGCTTGCTTGTGCAGCTTGCGCGTATGAATTTGCTTCTGCCGCTGATGCCGCCGCCGCCGCCGCGCTTTCAGAATTATCCTGTTTGTATTGTTCAATTTTGTTTAAAAGCTGAATGTATACATCCGGCGACGCGGGAGGGGGTAATGTGTCAGCTGAATATGTTCCCTCTGGTAGGTTGACAATACTCCAATTTGTAGGCTTAACTTTATTATCTTTCGTTCCATATAAACCGATATATAACGGCTCTGCGCTTAACAAAACCTCAAACGGAGTATCGCAGCTTGTTTCGTCTGACAGTAAAGAAACGGTTTTACTTAATTTAATTTGATTTTCACTGCCTTTATAGAAAACAACCGTCTTTGCGTATCCGTCCCAAGATTCGTCAAAATCGAAAATGCAAGGAACTGTGCCGACAGCGCCGGAAACAACATTATTCGCATATGCGTCTAAATAGGTATCTCTTACTATAACGCGGATTTCACTCATATCAAATCACCTCGTTTGACAATTGAAAAGGGAGCGAATAACCGCCCCCTTTTATTTCTTTGTTTCATTTGCCCATTCCAGGAATGTGTTGACTGTAAACCCAACACCGAGATAATACAACGACTTTCGGATTCTCAAGGCTTCCTCATCGTTCTTATCCGTTATTGCCTGCTGATACAGCGATTTATAATGCTTTGTTAGCTGCGTCCGTACGGTTTCGTTGTCATAGCCGTATTTTCGCATTTCTTTCAGGATTTCCTGCGCGTCGCCGCCGCTGTCTATAATGTCAACAAGGTCGTCGACGCTGTACGGAGAAACGGTTTGCAATCGCTTGTTATACGCCGACTGGATGCTCTGCGGCGTTCTGCCGTTTTGAATCAAATATTTCCTTATTTCGTTTGCCAATGCTTTATTTCCGGCTTGAACGGCTTCAAAATACAAATCATAATATACACTGCTGACTTTTGAATTGTACGAGCCGTCGGCATCTTTTAACGCGATGTTATAATTGTTCTTTGCCGCTTCAAATCGGGTTGCTAATGGCATATCATTATCAAAAACGGTAGTTTTCTTGTCTATTTCGTCCGTAAGCAAGTCCTTTGCGGTGTTATATAACATCATTAAATCGCGCTTGATGTTGGCAAAAGGCGCACCGAATAACGATGACAGCGCGAGTGCAAAATCGGACAGCGCTTCTGCATCTGATTTTTTGCGGTCCTCTTTCATCAATTCATTAAGCGCTTTAACAACATTATAAACAGGTGTTAACGCTGTGTTCTGCGGTCTGTAACCGTCAAACATTTCGGCAATGTCGCGGATATATGGAGCCAGTCCTAAAACATGTCCCGGCGCGTCATCTATAACGGCATCGATGTACTTATCAACGAATTGCTTTTCGTCGTCATCATCGCGCATAGCTGATATCAACGAAGCCGACGCAACGGTAAATATGCCGCTGACAACGACAGAAGATATTTTCATCATCGCCTTGCCATATCTGCCTTTTGAAATATCTCTGCCAGCGCTGACAAGCATATTAAGGATTTTTGTAGGTTCGCCCATAAACGCGAATGTCGATTTTGCAAACGCACCTCTGGAACGCATTCCTTGTGAGCGGCTCAAAACGCTATCATATACCTGCGTTTTTCTGATAGCGTTTGTGAACACCTCGCTGACTTTCTCAAAGTATTCCTGACTACCAGGTGTTAAATCCGGGTGTTCAGTTTGTACTTTCTTCTTGGATGCCGCCCATATTTGACCCCACGCCAGCTCATCCATTTTTTGCGCGAGGAATGAATATGCTTTTCGGCGGTTCCGCTTATCCTTTAATTCAGCTATTTTCTTTATACCTTCGTATTTAGGAGCTTTCAGCCTTTCGGCGAACGAATACGCCATATTTGTATCAAAATAACCTATGTTTTTGATATAGGTTATCGGCGCATACATTTCCGCTTCCTTGTATTCGGACCAGCCATTGGCTAAACCAACGAAGTATTTCGGCTCAATTTCGGACATAGCTCTGAATATCGTCATTGGCTGCTGAACAACAACACGAAGATTAGCCGCTACTGCCGCCGATTTATACGATGCAATCAATCTGTCCGCAAGCGCTTCGCCTGTAGGCTTTCTTGAACCTCTGTTTAAATCGGTCAAAAGGTTCTTGATGTAATCATTGGCGACATCACCGAAAGTATTCTTTATTACAGCTTTAACGGAATCGCCCAGTCTTTCAGCTTCTCGGCTTTTATAATTCCACACCTTCATTAAATCTTCTATCGGAAGTGTATATGCCGCATAAGAAGCCATTCCGTCAACGTGCGCCGCCCATACATCGATAAAATCGCCTATCAATATAGGCGCATTCGATTTACGGGTTATGTTTTTCGTGAACGACTGATTTTTGATTCGGATATCCAATGTACTTCCGGGTTCTGTCTTTAGTACATCGTCTACCACTTTGAGAGGAAAATAGTATTTTTCGGTAAACTTCAAATAGTCGTACATCGCCAAAGATACTTGGTTCCCTTCATGTGCCATATCTTGTGACAAGTAACGAACCATTTCATCTACAAAAGCGATTTGCTCGTCTGACAGCTTGCTTTGTAATTGCGCAAAGTCATAATCAGTAAACCGAACATTTTTCAGCGCCGGAGCGGAAAGTCTTTGTTCGGGATTTTTTCTTTCTTCTCTGATTTTACGCAATTGCGAAAGTATGTCTTGAACGCTTTTATCGCTCTCAAGAACAAAACCACCTGTTTCCAGATGGTTTGTATCTATTTGCTTTTCACGCTTGAATGTTGCGTACAACGAAAGCGCTTCGCCGAGCGACAACTCTATTTCGTCGCCGTTCGCAGTTGTTAACTGAATTTTCTTCTTTGTGTCCCAGTCAAAATAATGGTATTTAGCCATTGTATTGCGGGCAAACTCTTCAGAACGTTTCTGTAGATCGGCGTATTTCGTTTCTCCGTCAAACAACCGCATAGCTACATTGTATAAAGGCGTATCTTCGAACTGCTCAAAGAAGTAAATCGGCAGCGCCATATCGCCTTGTGCGAATGTAACTATCGGGTTATTGCCTAGCCCAACCGCAAAACGAGGTTTCTGTTTTTTCAATTCCGTTATCGTATTTTCTCCTGCTTCTCTGACAGTATGTTTCAGAAGCTCCGAAAACATCTTATTGGAATTGCTAATCATTTTGCGGAACGCTTTCAGAACGTTGTATACAGTATCCAGTTCTGACTGCGTCAAATCAACAATTCGTTTGCCGTCGGTGATATGGGTTAGGCTGTCAATCATAGCCGCAATATCGCCGTCGTAAATAATAACGCCGTCACTGGTATAATCCTGCATTTCGCTTCTGATGCGTTCGTATTTTGCCTGTAGTGCGGTAAACGCGGCTCCAATACCTTTGTTCGGTGTCGTTCGGTTTGTCGTAAAATCCAGCGCTTGAAGTACCTGCAGTATCGGTCCTTTAAAATCTTCTGGGATATGCTTTGCGTCGGTAGGTTTTAGAAGTTTATCCGAAAATTCTTTAGCAATCTTCAGAATCTTCTGCCGGGTTTCCCGCATTTCTCTGCGGTTGCCTTCTGCAATATACTTGTTCCGTTGCAAAATCCGCATACCCTTAATGACATCCTGCTGGTCTGTGCCGGATTTGTAATACTGCCACGTTCTTAAATGCCTGTTCAGTTCTTCACGAGTAATGCCGAGAACCTCTGCGGCATTTTCTTTTAAAGCGAATGTATTGATTTTCCGCCTTGCTTCGTAAACCTGTTGAGCGTTTGCTCCGAGAGCGGATTGTTTTGCAAGCTCGAATACCTTCGGAGCTTCAGCGTCGGAGATGATATCGTCTGGAATCGAGCGGGATTCGCTTAGCGAATCAACTTCGATACTATAAGAAGATATATCGCTTTCTGCGTTAATGCTCTTATAATTCTCAATCGCCCTGTTCCAACCATCGAGAATATCATCTCGAAGCTGTGTAAGATAGTCGATATTCGCATCCAAAAGCTCTCGCGCCGCTTTGCTCATCTCATGACCGGATATGAAGTTTTTCAAAGACTGAATGATTTTATCGATGAAATTCTTTATTTTCTCGATAAATGACTTTTTCTCTGTCATTGACATGGTATCGGTTTCGTGCAACCAATTCATAAAATCGTTTATGCCTTCTTCGGAAGCAAAAGCCGCCGCAAAAGCATCACGAGCCAATTCGCCGGATGCGTCACGATATGTTGTTGTTTTATCGACTGTTTTGTATGTGCTCTGGTACTTCTTTATCAGTTCGTCAAGCGATTTGCTGTTCTTTTGTGCAAACCATTCAAGAACTCTGTTTTTAACAGCTTCATAAGAGTCGTTGTCATATTCCTTCCAAAACTCCGACATTTCATGAATAATGTCGGCTGTTTTAGTATCGGAATCCTGCGAGAACATAAATTTTGCAAGGTTATGAACATATGCCGCTTTTGCGTCGTTTGGAAGATTATCGACAGTTTCAACATCTGCGCCTGTTTTATGAGCAAGTAATATATAAAGCTCTTTGGCAAGTTCAGAAACACCTTTTTCGGTGCTGTCAATATATATGCCTTTTGCATTTGTTTTGACAGGCACTCTCTTTCTAAAAGCGACTCTGCTTTGTTCAGCGCGTACAGCATTCTGCCCGGCATAATATGCCGCCCGCATCTGTGAACCGCTGAACAGTTTTGCATAATAACTATTTGCCTTGACAGCATCCTCGTATTTTATTCCGAGTTTGCCGTCAACATACATATTGTAGAACATTCTCGAATACTCGTTGACGTTTTCGCCGTTATAGAACCCGACAAAAGTTCTGGCGGCTCTGGTATCGTACTCTGCCGCTTCTTCGTACAATTTTTCGATAACCGGATTGTCAAACGTTAAATCCTTAACCGAAGCAATGCCGCCGTCGGCGGTTTTAACATAAACGGTTTTATCCTTGACGCTTTCAATTCCGTTTATGGTAATAACGGTATCGCTTTCTTTGAATTTTGCCTGTATGCCTTTTAGAGCGTCAAATTTGACCTGTACGCCGTCTTTTGTTTCGGCGGTATATTCGGTAGGGGTAGGCTCCGAAAATTCAACCTGCGGCGCAGATTCTTTTGTGGGTGATGTTTGCTCTGCTTTTTCGTATGCAGACTCTATATTTCGTGTTGGTATCGATAAGTTCTTAACCGCAGATACTATATCTTGTGCTGTAGTATTTTCATTTATCTGTATTCCGGTTGCTTCTGTGAACAATGCGGCTCTATTGCCGTCTGACAGAATGGATTGCGCATCTGATTCTGTGATTTGGTTCTTTGTGATAACATCTGTCAAAATAGACTCAAAATTCGCCGCTGCTCTTTCACTCGGCAACAACGATTTAGCTTTTTCGGCTACGGATTCAACGGTATTCGAAACAGCGCTTTTTATTTTAGCGGTGTTATTGACAACCGTACCAGCGCCGGAGAACACTATAGACGAAAGCGCACCTAATATTCCGCTATATAATGCTTCTTCAGAGAACGGTTTAAATTCGTTGTTTTCGTCGAAACAGATGTTGCGGAAAACCGGCTCGAGAGCATCCTGCAAATATTCTTCGGTAAATTCGCCTAATGCTCTCACGCCGAATTGAACGCTTGCCTTTGCCATTACTTTTGCAATGGTATTAAAGGCTTTTTCGCCCAATTTACTGTTTATTGACGATATTGCTTTCTTAACGGCAGTACCGCTTACGCTTCCAGCACCGCCGAGAATGGACTGCAAACAGGTTTCTGATACGCCTATCAACAAACCGTATGTCTGCGCTTGTTGGACGGTGTAGCCTTCTCTGATTGCTTGCTGATATGCGTTTCCAGCGGCGCTTGCACCCATTAAAGCGGACGATACATAGGTTCCTGCGGCGGGATTATTTGTCAAAGCGGAAGTCACAACGCCAGCCATTACAGAAGGAACAATATTGAAAGTGGTCGTTCCTAAATCGTATAGAATAGTATTGTCGCCTTGCCGTTCCATCTGTTCTCTGACAGCTTGCGAAGTATATTGAATCGTATGTGTGGTAGGGATTTTATCGTTTCCGGTAACGAGATAATAAAACCCTTCCGCGCCGGATATGAACTGGTCTAATCCAGCGCCGATGCTCAATAATGTTTTTTCCCACCATGTATCAACATTTTTAGCTTTTTCTAAACCTTCACGATATCTTGCCGCTTCTGCCATCATGCGCATAAATTCTTCGGCAGATGCCATTCCTTCGGTTTCATATAAATAGCCGAGAATGTATTTCTCTTCTTGTGTGTATGTGTCGTACTCTTTTTTCTGGTCGTCTGTCAAAACATTCTGTAATTTAGACAATCCAGCCGCCGCTTTGATGTTAAAATGCTGATCGTCTTTGACTTTATTGACCGTATATGCAAGTGATTGATAAAGGTCGTCACGCAGTTTTTTATATTCTTCTCTCGCTTGAGGATTTCCAGCTTGAACAGCGTTTTGTATTTGTGCTAAACGGCGATTGACCTCTTTTCGGTCAATAGAATAGGCGTATTTTTCCGCCTGTATCGCCTTAGCATCCTTCAACATTTTTTCGGGGCTGTACTGGTAAACTTGGTCGTATACGAACTCACGCCATTGTTTCGGGTCGAAAGACGCATCAAATTCTTCCGGATTCGGGTTCGCTCTGAACTCCGCTCCATGTTCGACTTGGTTGTATGCTTGCATTAACCGTTTGTATTCGTCGATTAGCTTCTTTAACTCCTCGTTGTTTTGCAATTCCGGGTGAGTTTCTTGACCGGGCAACGTCGATGTTTTTTTCGGAGTAGTATCTATAATTTGCTGAATGTTACTGCGAAGCGTGTTGATACGGTCAACCATTTCGTTGATATTGTTAAAGCCGTATTCTTTCGCGGTTTTCTGATATTTCTGGAAGATGTTATACTCGCTTTCGTCTTTGAACTGCGAATAATAATCTTTTATTCTTGATGTAGCATCGCTAATACCAGCGGCAGCCGAAGCAGCGCCTTTCAGATAATTCTTTAGTGCGTTATATGTTGATTCGGGATAATTTGCCTTGTTCGTTTCAAGCTCTGCCAGATATCTGTTGGCGTATTCAGCAAGCATTTTAGCGGTTGAATTATCAAAGATAGACGGAGCATAATACTTTGTTTCATCGAACGCAGATTCAAATGAGTTATATTCATCTATCGTTTTATTGAATATTTCGCCAAAATTACTCAATCTGTCGCTGAATGAGCCATAATTGAGTTTATAATCAGGAGATTGCCGCCGTTTATAATCATCGATGAGTTTGCTAACATTATCAACACTATTATTGTTAGTTGTTGAATTTCTATATTTTTTATATTCTTCAATCAATTTATTTGTCATTGCAAATCACCTTTTGCTCTATGAGCATAATGTGGATCACTGTATCCTTTTATCGAATTTGCTTGGATCAATACCTAACGCGTCTAACATATCAAACGCGTCGTTTTTATCAAGAACCGGGAATTTACCATATACAAGATTAGCAATATAATCTAAGACTTGGTCTTCAGTCATAGTCCAATTCCTTAATGCGTCAGACAATTTGTCGTAAATCTTGTTGTATGTTTCGCTATACGCTTTTTGTTGAGCCGCCGCCTTGTCTGCTTCCGCTTGCTTTGCCTTCTGATCATTCAGCCACTTGCTGTATTCCTGTGCCAGCTTATTTTGCTCGAACTGTTTTTCCCAGTTCGATTGTGCTTGCGCGTCCTGCTGTTTCTGATATTCGAATAACTGTTGCCGATAGGCTCTATCAGCGGCATCCTGCGACTTGTTGTAATCAAACTGCAGTTGCCAATTACTCTGAGCGCGGTCGTCTATAAACTTCTGGTAGTCAAACTGCTGTTGCCAATTTTTCTGCGCAAGGTCAGCTTGGTCTTTCTGGAACTGGAACTGCCGCTCATTGAACCCGCGAGTATAGTTCAGATTATCAATGTTTAACGCAAGATTGGCGGCGTTCAAAGCATTATTCAGGTTATTTTGCCACTCTGCGTAGTCCTGCGCTCTTATCTGGCGTTCAACCTCTGGAAGCTGTTGCATATACTGGTTGTACGCCTGCTGTCCGGCAACGGTAGCATAAGACGAACCGTAACCGCCAGTCAGCGCCGCCGCTTTGCCCATAGTGTCTTGCATTGCCCGTTGACCCATTTCGGAATATCTTTTTACAGCATCTTGATACAGTTTGGACGCATTCGGGTCCCAGTTATATTGCTGATTGGCTTTTTGCAAATATGTGTCAATCAGTTTTTGTGTATTAATGTTGACGTTAGCGTAATTATTCATGTAGTCGGATACTAAATCTTTCTTCTTTTCATCGTCTGTATATGCCATAAAATCATGCTCCTTTTATGCCGTTCTGCGCCAGAAAATAAGAGAACCGTCACTGACGGCGGTTTCTTGAATGATGTTCCACGTTCCAAAAGAAAAAGGCGGGGATTTCTCTCCGCTCTTCCAGAATTTTATATATACGCTGTTTACAGGGAACAGCGTGTTGATAATTTTCGGTACTGTTGGAATGTTTTTGATAGATTCTAAAAGGATATCAACATTGTTTAAAAGCAATTCCAGCGATTTTCTTGTTTTCGGCTCAAAATTATTTATGTTTAACGATTGTAAGTCGTATTTTATGTCGTTGCGCAGGTTTTCAAGCATTTGTCTGATTAAATATTCGTCCATCATTTCATATCGCTCCCGATTTCGATTGTGCGAGTAATGTTGAATATCTTTGTATTGCCGTTTCCGGAAAACCTTAACCGGAAATAGTCACACCGACGCGGGACGATAGAAATAACCTGTGTCTTTTTGGGAGCGGCAAATACTTCTTTTACTTTTTCCCACGTACCTGAGCCGTCGTACATAACCTCAATTTTCACTGTATCGTCAGTCATAAGTTTGACAGCTAAACGGTTCAAGTATTTATTTTCCGGAATATACATACCCCAGTCGCCCGTTTCGGCATACCATACGCAACCGGAAGCAAATTTGTCGTTCTTTTGATGCTCATTAATTGCTGTAGTACCTTGTTCGATGTATTGAATGGTATGAAACGTAGCCGGCGTGTCGTATTCTTTGATGAAATACAATTTATTACCAACACGCGCAAACGATTTCATTCTTCGCCCCATAGAATCACCCTTCCGCGCTTTCTATGCCGATATCTTCTTTGTGCCACATCTTACGACGTGTATCATATACAAACGTCGTGTATGCATTTAACGGGTCTGATATAGTAGTATCTTTAAGATTTATATAATATTTACCGTCAAGCTCTCCGGCTTCTCCATAGTTGTACTTCTTAAAATCGTCACCGAACGCATCAGATATACGATACACATTATCGCCTGTGAACGCCATTATTGCAGTTTCTGACTTGTAATAAAGCACACCGTCTATTACTACGAGCGAATTTTGATTGCCTTCCGCAACGCCTTCAATCGGCATTTCGATTATCTGAACGGCAGGGAAATTACTGTCGTATATTTTATACACCCTGTCCCGTTTAAAGAACCATATATATCCATTGAACACAACCGCGCCTGTGAACGGACCTCCGCTGCCGATTGTCGCGGCATAACTGTCTGTTGATAAGCCGGAATAATCGTACCATACCGACGGGTCACCGAGTTTGCAGGCATATATTTCTCTGCCATCTCTTGAACATCCCCATAAACGGTTGCCTTTCTCTATTACGATATCCATTTTCGGGATAGCGCGCGAAATAAACATCCATCCGTTTTGCTCTGTGTTTTCACCTATCATTCCTTCGACAACAAAATAGTCATCGGATATCGCTGTTATAATGTTTGCGTTTTTATTTAATTCTTCAATTACACAACCGCTAATGCTAATTGCGTCTCCGATTTTATATGCGGGTATATTCGGCGAATTGGGGTGTTTTGTATATTTAACGTATGTAGGTGATACTTCTGAATAGGAGTATGTTTCGTAGTTAAATTTCTTTAACTTGTATGGTTTTGAAGATGTATCCAGCCAATATTGCATTTCTGGAGGACGATCAGGTGATACATATGGCGTTATATCGTTGCCGTCTTTGTCGCATAATGTGAAATTCCCTACCCACGCTTTACCGATTCCGTCTGTGTTGTTCCACGACAAATTATAATCCGTTAGAATTCCGGTAATTGTGTCGTATTCATACGCCGCAGGGAACATACATATTTTCGAGCCTATCATAACAATTGAGTTTATAGCGCCTGTGATTGTTCCTTTTACTGAACCGTCATATATAATCTTATTTCCGGTTTCTGATTGGCATATCGCCATAAGTTTATTGTTTGTTTTGTCAGCAAAAAGCTTGGTATATTTGTCATTCGTAACCGAACCATAACCAAGCCCCATCGCACCCCACGAACATCCAGACGAGAATACCGGATAATAGTCGCTCACGCAGTTTTGCATATCCGCAAATTCGTTGTCGCCGATAACATATCTGCGGTTATATCCTTTGAATTCGGATATCATTTCGACTGTTTTGTTGTTAGCCATATAATCACACCTTTAACTTGTAATGCACTGCCGGAGCGTGTCGTGAGTGGTAACACTTCTTGAATTTGTCATAAGCCTTTTCAAACTCTCCGTGGCTATAGACATAACGTTCCCTTTCGTTTAAATGGAAATCCGCTTGGGAGAGAAGATAATATATATAAACCTTGCTGTACGGCTCCGGTATCAGCAACGGCAGATTTTTGTCAGATTCATAGGATTTATCAAGACGGCTGAAGGGCTTATACGATATGCCTTCGCTGTCTTTGTGCGTCAAAATAACCTCACTGTAGACTTGACCTTCAAAATCGGACAGCCATCTGACAAGCGTTTTTTCATCAAAAGGCTGCCCTTTTCGTAATTCTTTGAACTGGTTAATAGCTTCGATTCTTGTCATTGTGCTGTCCTCCTGTAGCAAAAGGGCGGCATAATAGCCGCCCTAATGTTTATAGTTTCTGTTTTGTTTTTAATTCTTTAAATGCCTTTGACGCTTCATCTATGTCGTGGTCTCCACCTTCATAGATGCGCTGTATAAGCATTTTGTTTTTTGCAGAAAGCTCTGAGTTTGCAAGCACTTCCGCAACATTGTCTTCTACCTCAAATGATACGCCTTTTGGAATTATCGTTGCTTTGCCGTTAATAGTGACTTTTACGTAATTGCTTTTACCTTCTTCGTAAGGTATAAATACTTTCTTCATTATTATTTCCTCCTGTTATTAACAGGGGAGGTTGTCCTCCCCTGAAATATTAGTACGGTGATACGAGCGATGCAGAGAACTCATTGGCGGATTCAATACGAATCATGTAGTCCTCCTGCAAACGTACGGTGGCGGCGGTTGCTTTCCAGCCTGCGGTCGAGAATTGCTCAAGCGGTCCGCCAACTTCTTTTCTCGACTTAGTGATGAATTCCAGACCGCCGTTTTCAAGCTCAATCATACCGTATGCATGTCGACCGAGAATCAGTGTGCCGTATACAGCCGAGCCGTCTTTACCTGCCCCTTGACCGCAAACAACCGCGTCTGCCGGAACATTGGCGGTAAGAGCAGTAACGGTCAATTTTGCCGAGCCTGCTGCGCCCGCGGTTACGCCGGTTACCTTGCCGGCAACGCCATTGATGTATACATCTACGCCACCTGCCGGGAATGTTGCGGCTTCGGCTGACGAAATGGCTTCTTTAACTGTGATTTCGGTTGCTCCTGCGTTTGCGGCTGTTTTAACGGTGAAGCGGCATTTACCTTTTACGATGTCGTTCGGGTAGAATATCTTTGCGTTAGATGACTCGACAAAGCGGATTCCGGCGTACTTACCGATTTCGCCTGCAAAGATGCGTTCGCCAGCTGCGTACTTGACGACATCGATAAAGTAATCCTTATCCTTTTTGATATCGACGGCCACCTGCGGATGAATAATGCCAACGTATGCATCACCATCTAAAGGCTCTGCGTCGTTGGCACGAAGGATAGCCTGTACTGTAAACAGCAAATCAGGCGTGAGTTTGCATTCTTTTGTAAGGTCGGCTCTGGAAGTGATTTCGGTTACAGTACCGTTTGATACTTTCGGCGCGTAATATACGTTTGTGCCGCCCATAAGCTCTTCGCGTGCAAGAATGTCAAGAGTAAGGAAAGCCTGCCTTGCGTTCTCTTCGTGAATGGCCGATGTCAGTCTGTCGCACGAGGTCCACTCGACCATGTCGGTAATCTTTTTGTATGTACCGTATTGTTTTACGGTTGCTGTAATCTTATCAACATCGATAAGCTCACCATCAGGAATAACACCATCAGTTAAAGGTGTAAGAGCGGGTGCCGACGGGCGCATAATACGCATTTCAACGGTTCTGCCGTTGTTGGGCGGGATAGGATACGGGTCACCGAACTGCGTGTAATACAGCTTTTTCTTCGCCATGTGAATGAGTTTGGTATCCCACCAAATCTTATCCACTTCAGCGGCAAGTCCGGGCGAACTTAAATTATTAATTACTTCGTCAAAAAGGTAAATGTTAAAGGGAATAATGCCAGATTTAAAGATTGTGTTCATATACTTCGTTCCTTTCTGTGTAAGTTTTAAATTTACACAGACGAACTACCTGAAACTACCTAATTTTTATCACTTTACCGCTCCTTACTTCGCGGTCAATTTGCTCCCAATAGTCGTCTGTGTATTTGCGTGGGTCTTGAATCACAGCCACAGGAGCAGAAGATGAAGAGATGTTTTCTGAAGGACGCTGACCGTTTGCCTTTATGGTATCCGCCGCGTCTTTCATACCTTTTTCACGAGCGTATTTGGCGATTTTTGCAATGTGGTCGTCGTAATAAACAGCTTTATAAGCTCTCATTACGCTTACACCGCGATTTAAAAGGTCGGCAAATTCAGGGTTTTGTATAGCGTTCAAAAGGCTGAAATTCGGGTCAAGTTCTTTCTGGATTGCCGATTCGTCCTTTTGCCAGCTTTCATACATCTTTTGGCGTTCAGCTTCGGCTCGTTTTTCGGCTTCGATACGCTCTTTTTCAGCTTTCAACCTTTGAAGCTCTTGGTCTTTGCGCATATTTTCGTATTCCTGCTCTTTAATTCTCTTGAGCTGGTCTACGCTAATACCTTTTTCGAGAGCTTCTTCTTCGAGCTTGCCGTTGTCGATATACATAGCTTTTTGCAGTTCGTCGAGGTCTTTTGCTCCAAACCGCTTCAAAGCGGCTTCTATAATCGGCTGATAACTGTCAAGTTTAGCCGATTTTTCTTTGTAGTCTTTGAGCCGTTCTTGAACGATTTTAGACGTACGTTCTTTGTAAAAATCCCTATACTTGCCGTTTATGAGCTTCTCAAACTCTGCTTCTAACTGTTCTCTGCTCTCTGGCTGTTCCTGAATTTCCGCAGCGGGGGTCTGCGTAGCCTGATTTTCTCCCGATTTCTGCGCAGCGGCGTCCTGCGCTGTTACGCCTTCGGTTGTACTGCTTGCTTCGCCTGCGGCAGTCGCTGTCGTTGCGGCGCTACCGTCAAACAAAAACAAGTCAAGATTGAGCCATGATTTAATTTTTCGCATACAAATCTCCTTTGTGAATTTTCTACCGTCTTTCCGGCGTGTCTTTATATCACCCAAAAGGGGTTGATACCTTGATGTATTGCGGGTATTTATGTTCAAGCAGCATTAATCCGGTCAATGCGAAACATAGGTAATGGTTTGTTTCGTTATTGTCCGGCGATTGGATAACAACGTCGCCAGCTTTGGCTTCCTGCTGCTTGAATCCAGCATCATTAAGGCACTGTATTAACGATTGCAATAAAATAGAAACGGCGTTACAAACCGCTCCGCCGTCTCTTGAACCGTCTGTATTTGCGTGTCCTTTTGCTGTAAGGGTATAAGTATTACCCTCTTTTTTAAGCGTTACTATTGTCATTTTGCGCTCCTTGTGAGGTAATAAACCGGTTATCGCCGGTTAACTTGGCGGCGAGTTGTTTTAACTGAATGTTTTCAGCTATAACTGCCTGTAATTGCTGATACAGCGAGCCGTTTTCGCTAATGGTTTTTATCAGTTCTTCCTTACCCTCGATATCCATACCTTTTAAGCACGCCAAAGCCTGCGGCGCAAACTGCGGGTTAAAGAATCCGAGCTGATACAACTGCATCATCTCTTGGTTGTGCGCATACTTGTTGTACGGGCTGCCTTTATGAACGCGCACCTTAACATCAAAAATAGGCACGCGAACCGTCGGGTCGGTGCCTAATTCGTTGTATGTTACCGCTTGCAGGTCTTGCGCGCTGAATTGCATGAATTTGTACGAACCGTCACTGCCAATAATGCGAAATTGACGAGGAACAGTATAAAATTGTCGGATATTCTCTATACAAAGCTCTCCCACCTCTTTGACAGCGGAATAGAGTCTTTGCAGTGTTGCTCTCGACAACTTGCTGCCAGTCTCTATTAATGCGACGATTGCGCTTGCGGCTGTAACTCCTCCTGCAGTGCCACCTTGCGAAAAATCTCTATTGCCGATAACCTCTTTAAGCTCTTGTATGCGGTTTGTGTGATACGATAATGTTGTGCCTTCAAGTGGCTGAACGTTAACCGGCATTACTGCGTCAGCAATAGTGCCGGAACCCTCGAATTGAATACCGGGCTTTGTGAAGTCAAAGAACTCATCCATATTAACGCCTGCGTCTTTTTTGTATGCAAATCTTGGCATACTTGCAAGACGGGCATTTTGAATCATAGCTTTATTGAGCAGGTCAATATCACGTTGCACATTGCGCCCGATATCGACTGTGCCATAACCGATTAACGAGCCTTTTGCGGGATACATGTGTACCGTAACAAACGGATACTTACCATGCCAGTAATACCCGTCAGGGTATGCCGGCGTTCCGTCCTCATTAACAGCGTTTTCGGACGAGAAAAGCACGATGTCATTGACAAATTGGCAATAGTGCAAAACCGTTTTTGTGCCTTGCTGTACCTTGTAATACCAGTGATATACGAGAGATTTTCCCTCGTTTGGTATATCATCTTCGGTGAGGTATTGTTCGATTATCGACGGATCGCTGCCTAAATGCCCTTTGACTTGAGGATAGCGAGCTTCGAGTATCTCGTTGTCTACTAACTCAACCCTAAATACATGACGGCTGTCCTGTATGTCTGTTACTCCAGGCTCCCAAAATAGGGACATAACGTCGATTGCCTTTATCTCGATATCGCCTAAACCGTTATAGAGCGTGGGATTCCAAAATACGCCGAATATTCCAATTCCGGTCTGCACATCCCATCCGACTTGGTCGTACGCTTTTTCAAATTTGGCATTTTCGAGCACAACAGGCAGGATTGACGACAGCAATTCAGCTTTTTCTTGGTCGTCAGGTTCTCTCGGTAATACCGAGATTTCGGGGAAATTGTCCATAAAATCGGCGTGTTTATTGGCAACACCATTAAACAGCCACGAGCTTGTCGGGTCTGGTTCATCTGGATATATCTTTTTGTATGTTTCCGACCGCCACTGACGTGCATTGATATACAATGCATTATCTCTGATGCGTCTCTCGGCATTGGTTTTGTATTGTTTATATTTACGGAGTATCTCCGACGCTTTTATTATTTGGTATTTGTCGATTTTACCAGCCATCCCTGCAGGCATATCCTTTGTAGCTTTATCGGCAGGCACCGACTCGTCGCGCATAACCTGATTTTTGCCTAACAGCACGCCTGCAGCATCTTTAAGGTTTTGTAATATAGCCATATAGTCACCTCAATTAAAAAGCGTACGGATTTTTGCCGTACGCTCTTGTATTATCCCGATTTAGCGGGTCAAACCATATCGGCTTGTCAACCTTTTGCATACGCGGTTTAATCGGATGCGCCATGCAAAAATACCGCGTTTCATCGGCGATGTGGTCCTCACCCTCGGTGTCTAAATCCTCAACCTTGTTATCGTCATATACAAGCGTCGGGATTGTCCTAATAAACGCTTTACATGTGTTAAATATATACATCATCGCTTTGCCGTTGTCGTCAAAAGCAAGTCTATACCGTACCTGTTGCCATCCGGGCAAGCGCGAGTTGTCAGCTTTATTGAAATACACCTTGTGCTTATCCGCAAAATTAATAATCGGGTCGCCGCCGTCCTCAATCCATATAGACGGGTCGGCAACGCCGATAATCGATTTACCTTTGAGCCATCTATGCTCTGTTTCTATTCGGTGTATCTCGGCAAATACCCTGTCTGCAGTCCACTTTAATCCCTCATTTGCGTTATCTGTGCATCCGTATAGCTCAAGTATGCGGTAAGCAACACCGTCATAATCAACCGCCCACCAGCCACAGGAAAACGGCTTTGAGTAGCCCCAGTCAAACGAGCGGTATATGCGCCAATCGGACGGTATCTCAAAAGGCTCGATAACGTGTGTATAGAGGTGGTTTTTCGCCAGCATCTCCGGCGTTACTCCGAGCTTTTCGGCGATATCTGCAGGCGGAGTGATGGTAAACTCCTCAAAAAACTGTCCTTCAAATGCGTTCCAATCTCCGTAAAGCATCGCTCTGCGTCGCTTTTCCGGTAGGCGCTCAAGTGTCTCAACATAGTCCGGGTTGTGTTGCATTAAAAAGTGATTGTCGTATACCAAAGACTTAATAAACGTATAATCCTCCGGCTTTTCGTTCGCCCGGTAGTTTCGGTCGATAAAAAGACGTTTTACCCAATCGTGCCCGACTCCGCCGGGGTTGCAGGTGAAGTACATTCGCGGCGTGAAATTGTTATCCTTCATGTTGCCGGATATACGGTTGCTTTCTGTGAGCGCCTGAAACTGTTTTTCGGTAAAATGCGTAGCTTCTTCGAGAAATATAACCTCGTACGCTTGCCCCTGATACTGCAACACATCGTTCTCGTTATCGCAGTAGCCAAGTTTGATGCGCGAGCCGTTCGGGAAGCGGAACTCCTTGTTGGTCGAGACATAGGTCGCGATGCCATTAAGCATTTTTTGCAGCGGCAAAAGGTGGTTCTCGCGTAGCTCTGCAAGTGTACGACGTAACAATAATATCTGTATGCCCGGATAATTAAGTGCCAGCAATACCGCTTTAGTCCTCGCCGCCCACGATTTGCCGCCGCCGCGCGCGCCACCGTAGGCAACATACTTTGTCTTGGCCAAAAAAAACTCTTTTTGTCGCTCGCTGGGCGGGTCTATTTTAAGTATAGGCATTATCACCACTCCATAGCGGTCAGTATACCCTTACGGTTACCGCGTAGGATAGCCCACTGTGACACATTGGTTGCAGCAGGAATCAACATCTTTTGCAACGCATAGCCGCCATAGTCAAGCCACGATTTACAGATAATCAGCGAGCTTGTCCGTTTGGTAACTTTGTTGTTATGCTTATCAACGACTATCCTTGTTGGCAATGTAACAACAGGCTTGTGAGAGTGCGCAAACACATATAAGTCAACACCCTCAATGTTATAAGCAAAGCGCTCGTTACGGTTAACAACCGAGCCTGTTAACTGACCGCCTGCCGCTCCGTGTGTGACAGCCAAGCAATATGTTGGGTTTTTGGTGCCGTCGCCCTTAACGTTACCTATTTGTATCTTGACAAAGCAGGCGTTTTCGCGGTACAAGTCCTCGAGGTCGAGCTTGCTCATAATGTCATACATCGGGTCGTCGTCAACATCTCTGCTGCTCCTGCGCTCGTGGTTGCCGCCTGTGGCGCATAAGATACGGTCGCGCAACGGCTTTAGCATCTGCGCCATTATCTGTTTTTGCTCGCGCGGACGCATTACCTCGTCATATACATTGCTGATGCTGGTTTTGGTGCCGTTATTGATTAAATCACCAGCAAGGATTATGTATGTATTAGGTTCGGCGAGTATTGACTCGCAAAACCGCTCCCACTCTTTGCGCATATGCTCACGTGCGCCTAAATGTACATCAGCAACGCCAACTATCTTAATGTCAGCGTTGCCGGGAATCTTATGGATTATTAAATCAAAATCGTCACGCATGTTAATCTCCTTAATTACTCTGCCAGCTCTGCGATATCTCCCATAAGCTGGATTTTGATAGGCTCTTTATTATCGACATCCGCGTCAGGATTACGCCGCCATTTAGCGTTTTGGCGGTTGGATAACCAATATATTTGTGCTGTCGTATCAGGTACGACCTCTTTAGTGACCTCTTTTGTAACGACGAGCTTTTGTACCTTTTCGCCCGTATCAGGGTCAACAACCGTTTGCAACTCTTTTGTCTGCTCAACATATGTATATCCAACCGCTCGTTTATAGAGAGCATTTTCAACCGCGATGTCCGCAACCTCTTTTGACGTTTTTAAGGCGTCCGATATGTCTTTGTATTTATTCATCCACTCATACAATGTTGACCTCGATATCCCCATATTGTGGGCTATCTGCTCATCCGTCAAACCATCTCTCGCCCATGCCGATATACGCAATAATCCATCTTTTGTGAGCCACTCGCTATATTTGCCCCTTTGCCCCATAACAGCTCACCTCGCTATTTTGTTTATTTTGCACAATTATTTTTTTTAACTTTGTTGATTTTGCCTATTGACATTACGCCGATATAGGTGTATTATATAACCAGACAAGACAAGAGCGTAAGACCCGACCGACAGGCGGGCAGCTAAAAAAAAGAAAGGGGTATATACAATGGCAAAATACATGGAAATATTTGTAAACACTTGTCAAGATGGTTCAAAAACATTTAAAGCGTGGTTTGGTAAGTACCACGATGAGTCTCACGCAACTTTTGATTTATCCGGCAACCTCATCCACGCATCAAAGAGCGGCAGCAGCACTTTGAGGGAGCCAACAGAAAAAGAACTAGAAGAAGCTCGCAAAGTAATAATGAACGCTCTTAATAATAATTATCGTCTCGAAAAATTTTATGTGAGATTTGGTGACTTGCCGAAGGACGGTAAATCAACAAACCATTTAACTGGCAAAAAAGAAAAAGGTGTGTCGGTCATCGAAGCAAAGCAAAATCTCTTTACCGGCGAAATTGAGCTTGTACCTTATGGATCACCGACGTTTATGTGGGTGCAAAACAGACCAATGTATGAAGTGACTGGTGAATATGTCGGCAAAGGTAGCGACGGAGAACCTTTACTGAAAAACGCAAAAATTTTGCGGCGCATTAAATAGCAGAGCGACGCCGGGCAAATCCCGCCGGTAATGCAGCCGGGCAGACTGTCACAAGCTCAGACAGCCCAAAAGCATAATTTAATTTTGGGAGGTTGGACAGATGAAAAAAATTATCTACGAATATTGGATTGTTACCCCGTGGCTAGGCGAAAAATTGAGGGAGAAAGGGGAACTGGTATTTGAAAGTTGGGGAGGTTGGATATGGGGAAGGACTTGTACCGGTCAACCAATTCTGTTAGATAGCGTAATATCTTCAATGTGCCATGCGCATATGGGTATTTTAAAAGGCCCACACGAATGAAAAATATAGCAGAGTGACGGGCAGTAATGCCCGGTAATA